TGTATAATCCCAAAACGAAAGAGCAATTACCCTACTGGGATCGATTTCCTATGACGATAGTGTTACAGCGATATGCTGATGGATTCCTGGGATTGAATCTGCATTATGTGTACCCCAAGGATCGATTGATTCTCCTGAACCAATTGAAACGCTTTGCCAACGGACCTCTTGATGACGAACGCACACGATTGAAACTCAGTTATCCGATCCTCGCAGCCATGCACCAACTCTATCGAGCGACACCGTGTATCAAGCGGTACCTGGCGAATCATGTACAGTCAAGGTTTATTGAAGTGCCCCCGATGGAATGGGACATTGCTGTATCCCTTCCTGTGCAAGATTTCAGGGTCCAGATGGCAAAAACACAACAGGTCGCGTTGGATGAGGAGTCGAAGGCTCGCAAGGCACGGCAGTCCCATGTTCGAAAAGAAGAAGTCTGGAAAGATAGCAAGGAGAAATACTAAATGGCTGGCAAAAATACAGAATTCCTTGCCTTTATCAATCGCTATGGAGTTGCCAAGACTTCCCATTTCCGATTGCATATCCCCTTGACCTTCAAAGGTGATACGTTTGGGGAATCGGCTCGTTTATTGGGACTGCGTTGTGAAGCCACTGAATTGCCAGGGCGTCAATTAGTCTCGAACGATTCTCGCACCTATGGTCCGACCTATAAGACACCATATCAATCTCTCTATCAGGAGATCACGCTGAACTTCATCGAAACTGCCAACTTCGTGATTCGCGGTTTCTTTGAAACCTGGATGAGCAGCATCTACAACCCTAGCACCAACAAATTATCGTATCCCAACACCTATCGAAGCGATGTCTCGCTCACGCAATACGATGTGACTGACGGGTCCCGACCCCATTCAGTGACGGAACCCGAAACCCTCAGAGCATCCCTCAAGGAATCGGCGGTGTGGGTATTGCACCATTCCTTCCCTACTGCTATCAACCAGATGCCTGTGTCCTGGGCGGAAGATGGATTGCATCGCGTGACGGTGACGCTCGCCTACGAATGGTATACCCTCTCGACTGGAAATGCCGCGCAAACAAAACCTCAACCGAAGATTGATTCATCTTCCGTACCCCCAAAGGGAAGTGCCAGAAACTAACATTCACAATGGAGTATAATTATGTCGTTGCCTAAACTTGCCACACCTCTGTATGAAGTGACCTGTCCTTCTGGTTTGAAAGTGTCCTTTCGACCATTCCTTGTGAAGGAAGAAAAGCTGCTCATGGTGGCCATGCAATCGGATGAAACCCAGACCATTCTCAATTCTGCCAAGATGGTATTACAGAATTGCGTTGGTGATATTTCGGGCATTGACATCGATAAGTTGCCTCTGTTTGATGTAGAATTTCTGTTCCTGAATCTCAGGGCCCGTAGCATTGGCGAAGTGGTCACACTCAAATATCGCTGCAACCAGCCGGTCCTCGATGCCAATACCGGTAACACGGTCGTCTGCGGTACGGTGTCAGAGTATGACGTGGACCTGTTGGGCATCAAGCCAACATTCGGCACAGGACACTCCAAGTATATCCAACTGAACGAAGGTGTTGGAATCACTATGCGGTATCCCACCTTCAAGTCGTTCCGTGGTATCGTCAAAAAGGACTTGCCTGCGGAGGAAGCCTTTGCCTTTTTGGTTGAATGTATTGAGTCTATCAACGATGCTAACCAAGTGGTGCTGACCAAGGACGTAACCACTGAAGAGGTCGTGGCATTTGTGGAGGATATGTCCAGGCAGCAAGTCGAGAAGATGGATACATTTTTTGATACCATGCCGAAGATTGAAAAAGCCATCCTGTTCAAGTGTCCGAAGTGTGAGTACACAGAAGAGATCGTGGTGAAGGGGTTGGATAATTTTTTCGTCTAATCCTGGGCCATGATAATTTAGCGAATTACTATACAACCACCTTCGCTTTGGTTCAGGATCATAAATTTACGATTTCCGAATTGGAGAACCTGATGCCTTGGGAGCGATTGATTTATCTGACCCTCGTAGATCAACGTGTCCAACGCGAGAACGAACGTATCAAGCAACTCAATGCACAAAGGAATAGGCGATAATGGCTGACCAAGACTTCAAAGATTTTGCCGATCAATTCAAGCAGATGCACGACGACCTGGACAAACTTGCCAAGGCGACCGCGGTACAGACTGAGGAAACCAAGGAACAGTCCAAGGAAACCAAGGAGCAAACTGAGGTCTTCAAAAAGGAAACCAAGGAACGAGCCAAAGAAACCAAAACACAAAACAAAGAAACTAAAACGCAAACCGAGACTTTCAAAAAGGAAACCAAGGTACAGAACCAAACCACCAAGGATAATTCGAAAGATCGTAAGAGCATTCTCAAAGCGATGCAGTTGCAACTTCGCAAGACGCAGATGGAACAAGGTGCGTCAATGTCCGATGTGGCAGCCGAGCATCTCGCTGGCGGCGGTGGATTACTAGGGGCAGGCAAAGCTGCGGTCGGTCTCAAAGTAGCCAAGGTCAAACACAAGTTCGACCCGCTCAACATCGTCAAAAAGATCACTGGAGGTTCCAGGCTCGCGGTGGCACTCGCGGGTAAAGTCATGGGTCGTTCAGAAAAGTCTATTCGCTCGTTTGCTGACCTGGCACCCGGCATGGATTTACCCACACCATTCTTCGGGAAAGGAAAAGGTTCGGGCATGCCCACTTTGATGGGCGAAGGTAAGGGCGGTCGACACGGAGGGGATTCGCAAAGTGTCCTCACCAAAATGGCCGTCACATTATCCTTGATCCTTGCACGACTCACTTCTATCGAAACGATCCAACGTCTAACGGCCAAACTCACTCAACAGCAAGTTGATGGCGCGAAGGATGATGCAGCCGTCGCAGGAGCCAAAAAGACACCGAGCCGTATGGGTAAAGTGAAGGAGCAAATTAAAGAAAGCGGCGGCGCGGCCTGGGACTTCATCAAGGGTCTCATTGGCAATTTCAAACTGGGTCTCCTGGCCGCCTTTGCCTTGCTGACCGTCGCAGGGAAGATGCTCTACGACCAATGGAACAATCTTAAACTCTCATTCGGACTTCTCAAGGACTCTGCGGTCGATATGTGGGAAGGTGTGAAGAATGCGTTCACGGAAGCGGGTAGTTGGATTTCTCAAAAAGCCATTCAGTTTGTTGATATTGTCATGGATATGTTCGACAGCATCATACAGGGTGCCCAGGAACTTTTAGAAAAAGTTTCGTTTGGTGCCTATAAAGCTCCAACCAAAGAAGCACGACAGTTGGACCTTGAAGCCAAAGCCAAATCAGGCGATGCGCGTTCGATCAGAAAACTTGAAGCACAGAATACAGAAAAGGTCGCGGCGCCAGGCGAAAGCGCGGCCGCCGTGGCAAAGAATGCGGCGTCTTTTGGGGCAAAGGTTCCGGCTGAAGCCAAGCAAACAGCCGCCGAAGGATTGCAGCGAGGTGACTATGATGCGGCCGCCACGGATTCGCTATTAGGCAAAGCGGCTCCATCTGGCAGTCCGGAACAGAAAGCCACGACTAGCGCAGTGACTCAATTAGTCGCCAAGTCCTATGGAGAAGTCTACAAGGATAAACAGGGGAATCCTCTTACCCCAAGAACGGACACGAAGGCACCGGAACGTGTACCAGAAATGGTACGGGAAGCCACCAAAGCCCTCAGTAAAACCTTATCCGTGGCCGCACCTCCAACGGAACTAACACAAACGCAACCTGAGACAGGACTGAGATTGATCCAAGCGGCTGAGAATCAGAGGAATGCGGAAATGGTGGGAAGCACCGGGGGTAGCGGTTCTGCAACGGTTATCAATAACGTGAAAAACAATAATTCCAGTGTCACGAATCTACAGCAAACCATGCCTGATCCGCGAAGTGGGGAAACCAGCTATCTCCGCTCACTTGACAGGCATTTTGCCCCTTCCTAGCACTAGCCTCTATCCTACCAAGAATAACCCGTCCTGGGCCGTTTATGGCGGTTTTAAGGCATAAAAAAGGGCGCCGTAGAGGTGTAAAAACCCCCACGGCGCCCTAAGTGTTCAATTTTGAACGCTTTTAGTCGTTATCGACTAACTTTTCGAAAAACTTCATATCGTCCGGGTCACTATCGTCTGTAAAGATCGGCGACAACTCCCCAAGGGTCGGGGTTCCACCTGGGGTTTCGGTCGACACGATCCCTGCATCAGGGTCTTCAAACGACTGGGAACCTGCCTGGTCTGCACTGGCGGTCATCACCGCAGTACCCAATACCTTACCCAAACGGCTCTTGGTCTGTTCGTAAGTCTTGAAATTCTTCAAGGCAACGATCTCTGCCAACGAATGTTCAGACTTCCAAATTTCCTCCAACTTCGCCTCATCGGCACTCACGGCACTCTGAACGGCGAATTCACTGGAATCGTAGTTCCGATAATCTGCAACCTTGCGGGCCCTGAGCTTGAAGTTCGCACCTTCCCACAAATCGAATGGGTTGAGAGGAGCTTCCCCGAACGCTGGGTCTGGGTGCATCTTCTCAAACACCTTATCGAAAATCTTCTTGCCAAACTTGAACAGCTTGACTTTGCCTTCGTTCTCAGGCTTGGAAGGATCGGCGACAATCAAGATATTGGCAGTGTAGGACAACTTGCGCTTGCGGTCTCGTGCGACACCTTTGTTCGCCTCGATCCCTGAATTCCACAACAGCGTATTGGATTCACACACTGGGCATTTCTGGTCCAGGGTGGTTGAACACAAATCAATCAACCAGCCACCGGTTCCCTTGAATGCGTGTGAGAATGTTCTGACCCAGGGAAGTCCGTCCTCCCCATCTACGGAAGGCGCAGGAAGAAAACGAATCACGGCGTGACCGTTTCCGGCTTTGTCCACCGACAATTCCCAGAAGCGTTCATCTTCTTTCTTGGCTTGGGTGGATTGCTGAATGGCTTTGGTCAACTGCTCAACAGAGCCGCGTGACCGCTTGAGGGCAGAAAATGAAGTAGGTGTAACGGGCATATGAAACCTCCTATGGTTGGGATAATGTGTTATGATTGGGAACCAATATAACGGCTCCATTGTATCACTTATTTAGGCATTTGTCAATCTCTGTTTGAGCGTTGCACGAAGGTTCTTTTTGTTGATACCGAGAAAGGGTTCATACGCCAAACAGCGGTGTTTGAAGGAGGGGAAAAGAATCGTATCAGTGATTTTCTTCTCCCACATCGGTAGGAACCCAATGGCAGAATTCAGAGCCACAATGGTTTCTTTTTCTACCTCGCCTTGATATGCCATATTGAGTAGCATAGGATTTTCACCATTGCTCACGGTGAGATAGTCCTTGATATTAGGCAGCATAGCATCCACGTCCTGCATGACTAGATATTCCAGCGATTCTTTGATTCTCAGTTTTTCGAGATAGATCGTCTTAGCTTCCTCCCCTAGGAGGTCGCGCACCCAGGTAATTTGCCCGTCAAAGAAATTGGCAGCGAGGAAAAACAGGCAGGTCGTGTTGTCGGAGTAGAGCTTAGAGAGTTTATGGAAAAACCAACGGTCAGTTCGACGATCAAACTTCTCAGGGGTGAGCCACTTGATTCGTCCCTCGTAGTGAAAGAAATCGTATTTTGAGGCAGGGTCGAAATGAAGTTTGAGGGCCATGTACATCTTACATGCTTCATGGCCCGTCATGGTATCAAGGTAACGCATATTAGATTGGGAGTCGGCCTGCCTTTTTCCCGCGCACTTTCAAAAGGTTCATATCCTGCACTTCCAGGGTAATGTCAGCCAAGACCGCTCTCGTGAGAAGACTGGCTGCGACTTCTGACTCCATGTTGGTGGTGTCGCAGTACAAGCACAGAGCTTCCCATAATCCCATCTTCTTGTGCGCGGCATATTCACGAAGCATCAGGGAAAAATTCTGAATTTCCTCACGAGTGGGCATTATTTCTTCTCCTCAATTCTCTTGAGGTCTGCCTTGAGAAGGGTGAGCATGGCAATCAATTGGTCCATCGCTGCCACCACAGCTTTGATAGGCATGACATGAGGAGCCACTACTTCGTCACCGTCTTGTAGAGCTTTTCAAACTGCTCATGCTCGGCGACCACTTCATCGAAATTCTGCTTGTGGTAGACCTTCGCTAAGGCATTGACCAGCTTCTTAGGAATCTTCAAGTCTTCAGAAATCTTCTTGATCACCTCACGAAGATACTCAGACTCCGCTTCCTGGCGAATGTGGCTGTCCGAGGCATCTTTGAGTGCCTTGGTCAATCTTCCCCGTTGTTCCTCGGTCAAATTCTCTGCATGTGATACTTGTACTGCCATGTTATGCTCCTCCTATAATAACGTCCTGATATAGTCCATCACGCGCCAACCCGCCACAAAGCCCAGCACACCCATCACGGCCGCGATGATATAGAATGCCCAGTTGGTTACTCTATCGTTCATGGTTTCTTATCCAACTCCGCACTAATCGTATCAAACATAGCATCTCTCTCCACCCGAGAGGCATACTTGAACTGCTTGGTGTCACCTTTGTAGGAGCACTCAAGGAAGTAGTCGATTCGTTCCGTCCACTTCGTATCACTCTTTGCGACATATCGCAAACCTTGTAAGGCAATGATACACACCCCATCACTTACATACGGTCTCTTCATGGCTTCTCTCCATAGAACAAATGATTGTCGATCTTACCGAGAAACACTTTCGACTTCCGCCACTTGGGGCGCACATAATCGGCGTGATAGTACATGGCCGTACTATATTGTATCAGTATAGCACCTTTCCAGTAGTTTGTCAAGACACGCCGAGCGATTTTTTTGGAGTCTTCCCAGGCGACCTTGTTCGGCTTGTACTTGTTCTCACACCAGAATGAGAATTGGCAAACCTTTCGATCCTGCACCACATGCGCTTGTGCCACAACCCCACAGACGGTATTAGGTCGATGTTTTTGGGCTACGCGATTCATGACGACGAGGGCCACGGCTTCCTTGCCGATCTCTGACTGGTTGCCTGCTTCATAGTAGATGGCTTCCGTCAAACACTTCTCTTCCTTGAGCGTCTTAGTCACATTGTAATTACGCTCCACCAATTCGGTACGGGACAAGTCTACAAGCATCGCGTGTTCCTCCGACAAGGAGGGTCCTAACAGGAATCCTATAAACAACACAACACAATAGAGTAACTTTTTCATTTTGCCTCTTGCTCCTTGTAATAATGAGCGATGCACTGGTCTAACACAGGGAGGTATTCATCCTTCTTCTTCATCGTGATCGTAGGAAACAACTCACCTTCAACGGCGGTGGCAAGCACCACATGATTGATCGGAAGTTTCGTGCGTTCTTCGAACATTTCCGCATAGGCAGAGGTCTGAACAAAATAGTTCAAAATCCATGCTTCGGGTTTGATATAGCCGGCCGTTTTGATATCGAGCACAACTAGGACTCCATCCCAAACCACAATCGCATCACAACGACCCGCGATCCTCAGACGATCTGAGTAGAGAGCTTGCTCAATGCAATAAATTTCCGAAATATGTTGATCGAATTGTTTCTTGAGTTGAAGAAAGAGTTCCTTCATGAAGGGCATCATACCCAGGCGGGTCTGCATCGTCATGGTATTGAGGAGATATTGTTCGCAAAGTAAGTGGATGTAGGTACCGCGGTCGGCCCCCTTTTTCGTTTTCCGGTCAGCTTCTTCGGCCCCCACGCGGGCCCGCCACTTCGCAATCGCTTCGCGGTTCAGGATGCCTGCCACGGACGAGGCGGAGGGATAGCGTTTGCCTTCGGGAGTTTCGTACCACCGACCCTTGTCTGTCGTCACGGCGGGAAGATGATACCCCAACCCCTCAACTTTTGTATGCTTGAATATCACTAGACGCTTGCCTTTGAGCGACCGAACCGAGTATCTCGCTGCTTCCCGTTATTGTAATGCCGTTCGATAGGCGCGAGTACATGGTTCGTGAAATCTGAAGGGGGACGATGGAAACCGAGGACCACAGGGTCACCCACTTGCATCTTGAGGAAGGTGACTTCAGACTCAGGATTCTCTCTGAGGAATGTCTCAAGTTCTAGCAAGGTCATGAACATTTCTTTGACCTCACCGGTTGGCTTGTGAAGGATGTCATAGTTTGGCATTAGTTCACCTTCACAAATGCGGGCGGAGTAATCACCTGCTGATAGGTTGGATTGTCACTGAGAAACTTCTGCAAATCAATAAAGGACATCTGAGGAAGGTCGCTCACGACTTTGGTTTCGGTGTTTTCAACAACATAGAAGGGCATGGTATCTCCTTATTATAAGTCAAATGTGAGGACAGGGTTCACGGGTTTGTACTGTCGGTTACACACACACGCATTATAGAATCGGGTGCTGAACAACGGGGACATATAGGCGCCATAGCCTTCATGAATGTGTCCGAAGATATGGACTCGCGGGAGTGCTCGCTTGATATGAAAGGTCAAATTCTCGTCCCCTACATTGTTCGATTCGCTAGGGTGGACATCAGGCACCCAATCACAGATGCCCTTTGGGGGTCCATGTGTAATCAGAATATCGGTGTACTCAGGAATCTGTGACCACAAGGCTTCTGATCGGGGGCCCTCTTTTGGATAATCAAACGACCACGGCGACGGTTCAAAGATAGAACTTGAATACGGCGACCCAAAGACTTTGCACCCGTGGACCGTGGCTTCTTCGTGACACAAATAGATTGCTGGATAAAATTCATCTCGTGTCCACTGCCGGTCACCCTCACAGTAGCAGTCATGATTGCCTGCTACGATGATCTTGTATTGGTGCGG